GTTGAACAATGGCTAATTAAATAAACACAAATCGATTCACTTAAAAAACAAATCAAATGAAAATCACGCTAACAGAAGACCAAATCAAAATGCTAGAAGCATGGGCACAAGAGTTGCCTACAAAGTACGGGATGTCCTTTATCCAATTCCTAGCGCAGCAAGTGCAGGAGCAGAACCCGAAGGAAGAAGCAGAAGCAGAATAACAAATGGGGAATCAATTGATTCCCCAAACCTTTAAAAACCCTAACCAATGGCTGAAGAAAATAAGATCATACTTGACGCAGATGTCAAACCCCTTAAGAAACAATTAAGGGAGGCTACGCTTGAACTTCAAAACGCACGCCAAAAGTTTGGTGAATTATCTACTGAAGCTGTAACTGCTGCACAAAAGGTAGCGGGTATTCGTGATTCTATTGAAGATGCAAACGAGCAAGCGCAGCAATTTGATCCAGGCAAAAGGTTTCAGGCTTTAACTACGGCAGCCTCCACAGCAGCGGGCGGAATAGCAGCAGCGCAGGGGGCTTTGGCTTTATTTGGTGGGGAAAGTAAGGATGTTGAAAAGGCTTTGCTGAAAGTACAAGGGGCAATGGCTTTGTCTCAAGGCTTATCCCAACTAAAAGACATTGGAAAAGTAGGGGATCAGTTGACTACTGCTTTCAAAGGATTAACGGCAGGAGCAAACGGATTCAAGAAGGCTTTGATATCTACAGGCATCGGTGCTTTAGTGGTAGCGGTTGGTCTATTGGTAGCGTACTGGGACGATATACTAGCCCTAGTGGGTGGGGTATCTACAGAACAAAAGAAACTAAACGAGGCTACAAAATTAGACCTTCAGGCGCAGACAGATAAACTAGATGCAATAGACGGGCAGGCTAACCAATTAAAGCTGCAAGGAAAAACAGAGGCCGAAATACTAGAACTAAAAATAGCCCAAACTGCTGAGGCGATAATGGCAGCGGAAGTAAACCTAGCCAACTCGATAGCTACCAAAGATGCACAGGTAGCGGCAGCAAAAAGAAACCAAGAAATACTAGCAGGCCTTCTTAAATTTGTATCATTCCCTTTAACCGCAATACTTGGATCTATTGACTTAATCAGTTCAGGATTAAAGCAGATAGGGGTACTAGATGAGGCTACTAATTTACTTGACGATTCAACTAAATACCTAGCATCTTTTGTGTTTGATCCTGAAGCAGTAGCAGAAGCAGGTGATGCTACTATCAAAGAAGCAGAAGGCGCACTTAATAAATTAAAGGAACAAAGCGCAGGATATACACTATCCCAACAAGAGGCACAAAAAGCAGCAGGCGAAAAGGCTTCTGCTGCACAAAAAGCACAAGATCAAAAGGAACTAGAAGCACGGGCTATTTTAGATGAAGCTAGAACCAAAATGCTAGGTGAACAAAAGCAGCAGGAGGAAGCTATCAACAAAGCCTATAAAGAAAAACAAAAGAAACTAGACGAAGCAGGGATAGTTGACGATGGTAGTTTATTAGCTGCTAAAAATAAAGAACTTCAGGCGGTACAAGATAAGTACAACAAGGAAGATGCCGAGGTTTTAAAAAAGCTAAACGATATCCGTACACAGATCAGGCTTGAGGGGATCAAAGATGAAAACGAAAAAGCTAGGGAGCAGATTTTACTAGAATTTCAAAAGCAGCGGGACGATGTTTTAGCAAATGAGAAGCTAACTTCAGATCAAAAAACTGCTTTTATTTTAACCCTAAAAGAGCAAGAAAATCAGCAACTAGCAACACTTCAGCAAACCATAGACGAAGCTAACGCAATCAAAGAACTTGAAAAGTTGGATGCTCAAATGCTAAAAGATCAAAGTGATTTTGACAATCAAAAAATTCTATTAGATCGAAAACAAACTTTATTAGAAGAATATTATAAAGCAGGTAAAATTTCAGACGATGAATATACTGCTGGGGTTGAAGCTAATTCCAATGCAAGAAAAGAGATTGATAAACTAGAGCAACAAGCTAAGGTACAAAACGCTGAAATTGCATCACAATTACTAGGCACAGTTTCTGATCTAGTCGGAAAAAACACGGCAGCAGGAAAGGCTACGGCTATAGCTGCCACAACTATTGACACATATTTAGGGGCACAAAAGGCTTATGCTTCGCAGTTGATTCCGGGCGATCCATCTTCACCTATTCGTGCTGCTATTGCTGCTGCTATTGCAGTTGCAGGAGGCATCAAAAATGTTCGGGCTATTGCAAGAACTCCTGTACCGGGAGGCGCTGGCGCATCCGCTCCTTCTATTTCAGCTACAGCACCGGGGGTTGCTCCTGCTGTGCCTACAATAGGAAACAGCCCTGTAACTGCACTAGGTCAAATGATGCAGAACCAACCACCTATAAGGGCTTATGTGGTAGAAAGCGAAGTGACAGGCACGCAAAAGCGGGTAGCCGATATTGAACGAAGGGCAGGATTTTAATACTTAAGGATATGGATAAATTACCACTATATAAAATGTTTATTGCCGACGATTTCGAAGGCGAAGAGGAAGTAGATTTTGTAGCCTTGGTGGAAAGCCCTGCAATCCAAAGAAACTTCCTAGCCTTTGCCGAAGGGGTAGCGCATTACACGGCAGATGGTAAGCTATATGAAGGGCCAACCCACAAAGATGCAAGCGGTCGACTAATGACAGGTGCTGTTCACACAGCAGATAGCGAGTACCTATATCATTTTGAAGAACTAGCCGAAGTAGGGCCACGGGGTGGGATAAAGGAATCACCTAAAGCACCAAAGTCTGGGACACCTAACAAAGACCCACAGGGCGAAGGATCAGCAGGCGGAGACGCAAGCGGAAAGCGAGGGGCAAAGGTTACGGCTGAGCAGGAAAAAACTTTGCAGAATAAAGTAGACGATTTTAACGAAAAGGAAAGCAACACCAAAAATGGCAGGGCTACCCTTGGTGCTTTAAAGTCTGTATTCCAAAGGGGACTAGGAGCGTTTAATACTTCGCATTCACCTGAAGTGAGATCTGCTGAGCAATGGGCTTTTGCCCGTGTTAATGCCTTTCTTTATTTGCTTAAAAATGGCAGGCCTGAGAACCCAAAATATGATACCGATTTTGATCTATTGCCGAAGGGGCATCCCAAAGAAAAGATGGCTGAAATTCAGGTGATTGTCTGCAAAGAATGCGGCCATTCATGGGACTATCAAGAAGGCGGAAAAGATCCGTTTACCTGTCATATGTGCGGGGCTGATAACACCCCAAAAGCAGCAGCCTTTGAAAGCTATTCTGACTATCCAGATGGGGTGAAGGGCAATGCAAAAAATGTTCTTGAATATACAGAAGCAAATGGGTGGGGATCATGCGGTACTCCTGTAGGAAAGCAGCGTGCAAATCAGCTTGCAAACGGTGAGCCTATTTCATTAGATACAATCCAAAGAATGTATAGCTATCTGAGTAGGCACGAGGTAGATCTTGAATCCTCCACAGCCTACGGGGATGGATGCGGAAAATTAATGTACGATGCGTGGGGTGGAAAGGCTGCCCTAGGATGGTCAAGAAACAAGCTGCGTGAGTTAGGTCAACTAGAAGAAGACTTTAGCACCAAGCTAACCTTTGCGGTGCAGGATGAAGACCAAAGAATAGTATCTGGGCCTTTAATGATTGCCGATCTACCAATATACCGAAAGGATGAGGAAGGCGAATACTATGTGATGTTTACAGGTGAGCAGATCAAGAAGATCGTGCAGCGGTTTTTCAAAAAAGGCTATCAGGCAAAGGTAAACATTGAACATGGCAAACAAGCCGAGGGGGTATATATGTTTGAATCCTATATCATTGACAAAGAAAGAGGGGTCAACCCTCCGAAAGGTTTTGAAGATGTGGCGGACGGTTCTTGGTTCGGTAGCTTTAAAGTAGAAAATGAAAAACTTTGGGATCAAGTAAAGGCAGGGACTTTCAAAGGCTTTAGCGTGGAGGGTTTATTCCGCTATGAAAAGGCAGGAATGATTGTGCAAAAAGAAGAGCAGATCATGGCACAAATTTTTAAAATTTTGAGTCAAGTTGAACAAGATTAACTAACTAAATATTTACAAATATGAACGCAAAAGACGCACTTGTGCAAATCAAAAACTTGCTATTTTCAGAAGCAGAAAAAAAAGCAACCTTCGCTATGGTGGAAGGTAAACTTGTAGATGGCACTATGGTGTCCTACGATCTTGAGACTTCAGAAATCTATGTCATCGGTGAAGATGGGGAAAAAGTCCCTGCACCTGTTGGAGAGCATCAACTTGAAAGCGGTGAAATCGTAATCGTAACCGAAGCAGGTAAAATTGCAGAGGTTAAAAAAGGTGAAGCACCAAGCGTAGAAATTGAGATCGAAGCATCTTCAGATGTTGTAGAAGAACCAAAGAAAGACGAAGCTATGGCTAAGTTTGAAGAGGTTCTAGGTGGCCTTGAAAAAAAGGTAGAAGAACTAACCGCAAAGGTTAAGGCAATGGAAGACAAAGCAGAAGATGTAAAGGAAGCGGTTAAAATGTCCGCAGTAATCCTTGAGTCTTTGGCAAAAGAGCCAAGCGATAAAGCTATCACAGCACCTAATCAATTTGCAAAGCAATTAAAAAAAGAAAGTAACGACAGGTTTAACAACCTTCAAAAAGCATTTTCAACACTTAAAAAATAAAAGACAATGGCCTTAGACCTATCAGCATTAACTAACTATGTAAAGGAGAACGAATTGCAGTTGACTTCAGCTGCTATCTTCTCAGCAAAATCAGCTAGACTTATCGAACAATTCGGTAACGTACAAGTGGGTATCAAATCAGCAGAGACTATCAACATTATGGCTACCGATGCGGTATTTCAGACTGGTGGTACTTGCGGGTTTTCTTCTTCTGGAACCACTACAATCACACAAAGAACTTTGATTGTAGGTAAGATCAAGATTCAAGAATCTATCTGCCCTAAAGTATTCGAAGCAAAATACACTCAAAAGGCTTTGCGTGAAGGTTCTAGTTATGACTACATGGCTTACGCACAAGAATATTCTGAACTTAAGGTTAAGAAGATTGGTGCTGCTCTTGAGACTGCAATTTGGCAAGGTGATCCAGGAAGTGGAAACGCTAACTTAAATAAGTTCAATGGACTTGCCTCTATGATCAATGACCTAGGCTTCGGCGGTGCGGGTGATCCTGTAAAGGGAAACACTTCCAACTTGACTACCTTGACAACTGCAAATGTTGAGCAGGCTGTAGACGAAATCTTTGCTGCTATTCCTGCTGCACTTTTGGACAAGGATGATCTAGTTATCTTCTGCGGTAACGATACTTTCAGAGAGTATGTGATTGCTTTGAGAGATTCTAACCTTTTCCACTACCCTGTAGATGCAGCGAACATGGAACTAGTAGTACCGGGCACAAACATCAAGTTGATCGGTGTAAATGGTTTGAACGGAACTGACTACCTATTCGCTTGCTCAATGTCTAACCTTTACATCGGAACTGACCTTTTGAACGAGCAAGATCGTTTCGAATTGTTCTACGCAAAAGAGGCAGACGAAATGAGATTTGTAGTTGAATTCAAATTTGGTGTACAGGTTGCATTCCCTGACCAAGTAGTGTTCTGGAAGAAAGCATAAATAAAATTGGGGTAAGGTCATAATCCTTACCCCTTCACAATTCTAAATTCGAAAAGATATGCCATGCGCTTTAACACAGGGGTACACCCTAGATTGTAAGGACTCACTAGGTGGAATAAAAAACGTATTCTTTGCACCTTACGAAGACCTTGCCACGGTGACCATTGCTGCCGGAGTAGTTACAGTTTTAACTATGGACGCGACAAAGGTTTTCTACAAGTATGAATTGGTAAAAGAATCTTCAAATTTTGCTGAGGCAGTAAATACTAACGTTCAAAACGGGACTGTTTTCTACGCTCAGACTTTGGAAATTGTCCTTAATAAATTGCAAACTAACACAAGAAATGAAATTGTGTTACTCGCTAAAAATAGATTGGCTGTAATCGTAACGGATCAGCAGGACGATAAATGGTTCTTAGGAATTACTAATGGTCTTGATTTGACAGGTGGGGGAAGTGCTACAGGTACTGCCTTCGGAGATCGAAGCGGATACACTTTGACTTTCACAGGCAATGAAAAAGAACTTTGCCAAAAGGTTACAGCGACTGTTCCAATTACTTAAATTTTTGGTTTGATGTTTATGTGAACAAGCACCTCCTTTTAGGGGGTGTTTTTTTTGTGTACATGGGTGGGTCTTTTTGTATTTATGTTTATGGTGATAATTACGAAGGGTGCAAATAGTGTGATCTATTTACCTTTATTTGATAAGCGACTTACGAGTAGCAATAGCTATATCTTTTTATTTGAGCATGAGGTAACAAAGGAGCAAGTGACTTTGACCCTAACGGATACTAGCCCATTCAAAGAACGCTATTCAAAATTTGCCATTACTGAGGCATCATTTACCACAGGTACTGTAGGCTTTTGGAGATACAACGTAACTCAATCGGGAAGCGGTAGTACAGTAATCGCCACAGGCAAAATGGAATTGACGGCAGTTAACCTATCAACTGCGGGAGTGGTGAGATACAACGGGTACAATGGTAATTATAAAACATATACCACAACATGATAAAATTTCTAAAATTTGACGATGTGCCTTTGCCTATTTACAAGGAAGTAAAGGGGAAAGACTACATTTTTTATGGGGAAAGAAATGACTACCCTAACTACCTACTCAGGATCTACAATAACAGCGCAAAGCATAACGCTATCGTAACGGGTAAGGTAGACTACATTTGTGGTAATGGGTGGGGGGTTAAGTCTGAAGATGAAATGCAGAAGGCGAAAGCCTACGGCATGATCGACAAGGTTAACACCAAAGAAGAAAGCCTAAATGAGGTCACTAATAAGCTCGTGACGGACTTAACTATCTTTGGGGGGTACTATCTACAGGTGATATGGACGAAGGCCACAGGCGAGATCGCAGAGCTCTACCATGTCGATTATTATAAGGTAAGAACGAATGCAGATAATAGCGAGTTTTATGTATCTGACAACTGGCTGAAGAACGATAACGTAAACCCTCGGCCTGATTACGAGACCTACCCTGCTTTTGATCCGAACAATCCGACAGGATCGCAGATTTTATACTTTAAAGAATACCGTGCAGGGGTGAATACCTATTCCCTTCCTGACTATCGTGGGGCTATCAGCTATATTGAACTAGATATCAGCATAGGTGAGTACCATTTGAACACGATTAACAACGGGATGTTCTCTAGCAAGTTGATTAACTTGAATGGAGGTAAGGTAAGCCAAGAGGAAGAGGACAGAATAGAGCGACAATTCCAGAACAAATTTAGCGGATCTAAAAACGCAGGTAAATTCATGCTAGCGTTTAACGATAGTAAGGAGAACGAACCTTCTATAATTGACCTAAGCGGGACTGAACTTGATAAGCACTTTGACCTTTTGAACTTAACGGTACAAACTGAAATTTTTAGCGGTCACAAGATCACTAGCCCCATGCTATTCGGCATCAAAACTGAAGGACAGCTAGGAGGCAGAAGCGAAATGCGTGAAGCCTATCAGCTATTTCAGAACACCTATGTAAACGCAAAGCAAAGAGCGATTGAAGAAACGGTTAATTACCTTTTCAAGTTCAATGACATTATAGCTGATCTTGAATTAAAACCTACAGAACCTATCTCTTTTGAATTTAGCGAAGCGATCATTTCTGCTAACATGACTCAGGACGAGATCCGAGAAAAGCTAGGTCTTGCGCCTATCGAAAAGAAAGAAACAGCAGGAGCGCAGGACATCATTAACTCTTTGAACAGCCTATCGCCATTGATCGCTACCAAGGTAGTCGAGAGCATGGACATCAATGAACTTAGGGGCTTGATTGGATTGCCTATACGGGCTGAAATTGTAACACCTGAAAACATAGGTGAAGCACTCGCATCTACTACCGTAGAAACCTTGCACCTATCGTGCAGCCACAATCAAAAAGACGATGAAATACTCAGCCTATTTGAAGGCAAAGGAGTATCCAAAGACGGTTTTAAAATTATTGAAACTTCAAAGATGACCTTTTCAAGTGGTGACGAATTTACAAAACAAGAACTATTTGCAGAGTACCAACTGAATGAGATTCAAAGAAAGATTGTAGGCGAAATCCAAAAGGATATAAACGCAACTATCCCACAGATCGCCAAGGCTGTAGGCATAGAAGAAAGTTCAGTCATTGAGCGGATCAATACTTTGATTGACGATAACGTCATCACGGAAAAGATCA